ATCAAGTTTCACGAAGGTGTCTTGAGAACGCAAAAGATCATGCTGGAACAGGGTTTAATCAAAATAGGGAGATAATCATGCCAGAATACAAAGGAGTTTATTTTACACCGGATGGGCAGTGGTTTGCTTCCCATGAAGAAGCGAAAAACCACGAAAAAACAGAGGAAATAGCAGAATACATCTGCGAATGCTTCAGCGAAGACATCGCGCTTGGTCGCATGATCGCACAGGCATTGATAATCAGGTACACCATGGAAGAGCGCCACGAATACGCGGCTTTGGTTCAGAAGGAGGAAGAAGGCCAATGAGCGAAACACGCGGAGTCTATAAGGCAATCGTCGCAGTCCAGGCCGACCTTGCCAAAGAAGGAATATCCAAAGACAGAACCTGCACGCAGGGCGCAAGTTATAAGTTCAGGGGCATAGACGATATTTATAACGCTCTCTCCCCGCTGCTTTCGACACACGGCCTGTGCATCCTCCCCCGAATGCTAAAGCGTGATTGCGTCGAGCGCACCAGCGCCAAAGGCAATGCGCTGTTTTACACGACCGTCGAGGCTGAATTTGATTTCGTTTGCGCCGCCGATGGAAGTACGCACACCGTCAGAACCTTTGGCGAGGCGATGGATAGCGGCGACAAAGGAACCAACAAGGCGATGAGTGCAGCCTACAAATATGCCGCATTCCAAGCCTTCTGCATCCCGACAGGGGGCGACAACGACACCGATAACCAGACGCATGAGGTTTCGGCTAACCAGCAAACCAACAGGTCAGCGACACAGCCAAATAAGTATAGCGGCAAAGAGCAAAAGTATCTCGATGGAATGCTTGATTGGGTGGACAAATTCACCGACTCCACGCTCGACATGTTTATCTCTCAATGGGAGGTTCACGGCGTAAAAGCCATGGCCGCAATGCCGGGAGAACACGGTGAAAAGTTGATGATCGCCAAACGCGAGATGGAAAAACACCTGACCGAAAAGGAAACCAAAAATGCAAAGTGAAATCTTGACCATGAAGGACGTTGAAAACAAACAACTTATCTTGCGCATAACCGGCTCCGTCCAGCAATCAAACCTGGCCGAGTTCGAGCGCAACGCAATGTCGGTAATCGCCACGATCAAAACAGATCTGCAAACCGACGATGATTTTGCCACAGCAGAGGAAAACATCAAGTCCTGCAAGCTCATCGAGATCCGCGTCGGCCAAGCTCGCAACGATGCCCTGCAGTCAACAAAGGAGATTGCCGACCTCGTGGACGCCGTTGAGCGGATAGAGCGCAAATTCCGCGACACCCGGCTTATCCTTGAGCGCCAGGTAAAAACCGAGAAGGAGAAACGGAAGAGCGAGATCGTTGCGGAGTCCGTGCGAAAGATCGAGAAAATCCTCTCGGTGTCTCGCGTCAAACATGGTTTCTCGGTCAATTTCCAAGCGATCAACGAGGCCGTGAAGGGCAAGAAATCCATAACCAAGATGCGCGAAGCGGTGGGTGAAGTCTTCGAAGCCGAAAAGCAACGCCTTATTGCCCTGGAAGGGGATTATCTGATCAACATTGCCGCTATCGAGCAATCAGAGGCAGAGTTCCCCGGACTATTCCCGGATAAGAAAAATCTCGCTCTCTCTGATCCTGAAGTTGTCACAGCGATGATCGAAAGCCGGGTGACGAATTTCAAATATCAGCAGGAAATGAAAGCCAAGGCCGAGCGCGAACCACTACCACCAAACCCATTCACAGACACGCCAATCCCGACGCCGCCGACAGCGCCATGCGTAATCACGATCCTCGCCGTGTCGGACAACATCGACGCACTAATAAACCAAATCAAGCAATTGCCAGGCGTTATTTCGGCAGAGCGACAATAGAGGCCAAAATGCCAGTTTTAACAGAGCACGAAAGAAACATCGTAATAGGCAAAAGAACCGGCACGCGGCACGAAAAATATGCCGCAGCACTGAAACTCAAAGTATTCCAGGTCGATAACACCGACGCCGAACACATCGCCAAAATTGACGCGCTGATTCCGCAGGCCGAGGCGATAGCGCACGAGGCTATGAAGGCGAATTGGGAGCATAAGCGTCAGGTGAATTGCTGGGATAAGGTTTTTCACGGCGAGATGAACCGGCTTAAGCGGGCGGCTGGGCTGATTGGGTAGAAACTATTATCAATTTTTTAAAAATTTAAGGATGGAGCAATAAAATGAAAGAACTTCAGCAGGTTGTTTCTGAAAAATTGGCGGAAATGATAAACAGCGGAGCCGTGGAAGAGATTATCGCCAAGAACTTGACCAAAACAGTCGAGGAAAGCGTCAAAAACGCACTCCAACCATATGGCGATTTTGGGAAAGTTGTGAGCAAGAAAATAGAAGCGGCAATCATGTTAAGCGAACCAGACATCAACCTGCCGCTGTACAACACGCTTATAGCAGAGAGAATAAATGAGATATTTTCTAAGGTTATGAATGAAAACACCTTATCCCATTTTGACGCCATCATAGCAGGCACCCTCAAGCCGGTGCCGAAGGAATCGAAGTTTTCGATTGTAATGGAACTCATCAAGGACTGCTGGAAGGGCGAATCTGAGCACGGGTCAGTCGAGATAGAATCGAATGAAAGCGATAGCGGAGAGGCTTTGTACGTGATTATCAGACACCCCAAATATGATTGGTACAACATAAAGGTGACATTCTACTGCTTCAACAAAAAGACATGGCATATAGGTTATATACGGATTGGTGACAAAACGCTTTCGGTTGATCCGAAGAAATACGCCGACAATGGGATGGGATCAAGCCGCTTAGGGGATGAGTTGTTCAAGTACTATCTGGCAAAAACAGAATTTGAGGCAGATGAAGAGTTCGAAAGCATTGGTTACGACTATTAAATAATTGTCAGGCACTGTGCATAATATCGAAATACAATCTGCTTTCAAAAGGAGGCACCAATGATCCGAGACGGCCCCAAATAACCCAACTCAAACCTATATCAAACTGATGTCAGATAGCCCGCTCGGATGGTCCGGGCGGGCGAATTAGGGGAATCGCCGTGAAAAGACAATTATCGTTATTCAAAAATGACAACACAAAAGAGGCCGCAGTTGGTCCCAGGCGATACCTTCCGAGGCTTACCGTTACAGAAAACCGCAAAGGTGTGCTCGATGTTGACACTGTTAAAGGGTGCAGTTTTGGCATGGCAACATACCCCGATGGTGGGTGTTATGGCGAGTGCTATGCCAGCAAGACAGCGAAAACATACGGGATAGACTTCACTACCAGCGTTTCAAGGAAAATGACAGATGAAGTTGCATGTTTCTTCGCAGTGAAAAATCATTACAATTCATGGTATAGAATCGGCACCGCCGGTGACCCTTCACACGATTGGGAGAACACGATAAGAATTTGTGAAATACTGAGAGACACGAAAAAAGTACCTGTAATTATAACAAAACACTGGATAACGTTATCAGAATCGCAACTCGATCGTCTAAGGTGTTTATCAGCAGTAATTAACACTTCGACCAGTGGCATGGACACCGACGAAGAGATAAAACACCGTACAGAGCAAATAGACAGAGCAAGAAGGGCAGGGCTCGAGAGTTTAAACAGGGTTGTCACATGCTTTTTCGGCAGATCGCAATGGAGCCGAGAGTGCCAAGAAAAGCAGGATTATCTTATGTCGTTCGACAAAACAATAGATAATCCATTCAGAGTTGGAAAATCAAATCTCCATGTAAAATGCGGAGATATTTTAATAACACGGAACAACGAATCAATAGGAGGTGGAAGCAAGTTCGTTTCGCTGCACAAGCATAATGTTTTTTTAGGAAGATGTAAAAACTGTGCCGACCAATGTGGAGTTGCCGGCGCGTATGAAAAACTTAAAAAGAGGGAAAAAATGGAACCGAAACAAGGGTTATTATTCACACCAGAAGTTGAATACATCCCGGTAAAAAGCGTAATTGGTTCAGGATATGAATTGATCGTTGCAGACCTGGCCATATCTGATGGTATTGCTTACCGGGCGGCAAGAAAAAACATGCAGATACACTCTGCAATCATTCTGAAAGTTAATAGTGAAGTTTGCGGTTTCTTTACGTTCCAGGTAAACGACGAGGCAAGGGAATTTTGCCTTTTGCAGTCCACAATCAGACCAGATAGATTTGACCATGAAATATACAGCAAAATGGTTATGGCTGTCCTGGCCCAAAACACCAACAACTACCCGGCGATCATAACAACCGATCCGAGAAGTAAATTTGAAACTCCAAAGTTGTTTAAGAGCCTTGGATTTAAAACATACCTGAAAATGTCAGGGTTTGAGTACATGGTTTACGGTGATGAGAAAGACGTAAGAATGAAATTACTCGCCCACATCACCATGTGCAATGTCTGGAACTCGACCAAAGGTGATTGGCTGCGGCTCAAGAAAGAATGGAACGAAAAGATTGAGGCAGCAGGAGCAAAATACAATATACCTAATCCAAAGTTTGCCTCGCGTGATGGCTGCTGGCAGGGGTCGAACGGATTCTCTAACGTTGTATTGTCAACCAGGAGTGTGAAAAACGGCGAAATCGTTAAGGATAGTAGCAAATCACTCAACGGCAATGCCTCAGTGCTTGATCCTGTGGCGTGCGAGGTGATTCTCCGCTTCTTCATGCCGACAGCAGGCAGAAGGGTTTATAACCCATTTGGCGGCGGGGTTCAGATGGGATTTATTACAGGCTCATACGGTTATGAGTATATCGCAAGCGAGATAAGGCAAAACCAGTGCGACACCAACAATGCTATCTGCCAGGACTTGGATAGTGCTAAATGGATAAGGAGCGATAGCTCGACGTACGAACCTGACGGCAAGTTTGATCTCGTTTTCACCTGTCCTCCATATTACAAAGTTGAAAAGTATATTGACTACAACGGAGTGATACCGGAGGGCGAAATAAACAACATGGATACATACGAGCAATTTAGGGATACACTTTTCGCCGGATATAAAAAGGCAATTGAAGCGCTTAACGACAATTGTTTTTTTGTCGTGATGACCGGGGATAGCCGGGACAAAAACGGCTCGTATTATTGCTCAGAGTCTGAAACTGAACTGTTTTTCAAGGAACAAGGTTTGTCTGTTTATAACAAGATTATCTACCTTGAGTGCGAATTCACCAGGCTCGCACAGGCAAAGAAAACCTTGAATTATCGGAAGTTTCCGAAGCGCGAGCAAAAGATCATCGTCGCATTCAAGGGCGATGTATCTTTGATAAAGGACTTGTATCCGCCGACCGGGAGATTATAGGTAAAAAGCATTACTTTTTCCGTATAAACTACTACTTTTCTCTTCCAAATTCTGCTGTTTATATTAAACTATACACAGTCGATCGTGTGGGGTGGCTCCCGCGTTAGGACGAGAAAACTTAAATACTCATTGCAGGAGTGAGACATTGGAAAACACAACTGAATACAAATGGCTTTGGGATCGACACGCCAAACTAAGGAATGGGACGCCTGCACGTCTTGTTTTATCTTTAGGTCGATCCCAAAGCCATTTTTCGTTTAGGTGATTGAAATGGTTAAGGGTGTAAATCTTAAATCGTGGAAATTTGCTTATACAGATGGCGAGAACGGGCCATATATCGACCACTCTGTTGGCGGTGTATTACTGGAATCACAGTGTGATTGCCCGTTCTGTTATTCTGAAAATTCAGTACTTTTGTGTGCCGGAGATGTTGGTGATGGAAATATAATTGCAAAAGAATGGTCTTGTGGTGCATGTGGCAATGCCGGACACATAATAGGCTCTTTTGGTGAGTCAGAGATTTCAGGCGACAACCAAGACATGTGGCTACATCTTCCGTCCTGTGTTGTTCTTGAGACGAAATAATGGATAGAGGGTATCTCAAATTATGGCGAAAGAGCCTTGATTCAGAGGTGTTCGCATCTGAAACGCTTTGGAGATTGTGGTCGTGGTGCCTGATGAAAACTACCCACAAAACGCGCCACACACCACTGTCAACTGGTCGCGGTCAAGTTGTGGCTACGATTCATCCCGGCCAATTCGTTTTCGGTAGAAACAAGGCTGCTGCTGCTCTTGGGTGGGTGCCGTCTACTCTCTGGAAAAGGATGCTTAGGCTTGAGGAAATCGGCTGTATAAAAATAGAAAGTAACAACCATTATTCGGTTGTAAGTATCTGCAATTGGGAAGAATACCAATGCAAAGATGACAACCAAGTGACAACCAAGTGGCAACCAAGTGACAGCCAAGTGGCCACCAAGGAACAGCCAAGTGACACAGACAAGAATGAGAAGAATGAGAAGAACAATAAGAAAAAAGAAAAAGATACTGCCGACAGTCAAAACAAGTTCGTTACTCCTTCGGTTGACGATGTAAGGGCTTATTGCCTTGAAAGAAAAAACAACATCGACCCTGAGTATTTCGTCGATAAATACACCGGCAACGGCTGGATGGTGGGCAAATCAAAAATGAAGTGCTGGAAAGCTACGGTGCGGACCTGGGAAAAGAATAATTTCGGCAACGGCGGAAGTGCCGGGAGCAAACCACAGCAAAAGGACACATACAATGGATTCGATCAGCGAGACTATCAGAAGCATGCAACAAAAGACAACGACATTCCTGATTTCCTCAGATGAAGAGCGGAAGCCATGCCCTCATGGCGTAATGGTGATGGTAAAGGCTGATGGCTCTCTTTGCACCTGGGAGTGCCGCGATTGTTGCAACGAAGAAGACCTGAATAGAAAAAAAGAGAAAGAAGCCTCTGACCGCATGAGCAACTATAATCGCGCAATGTGGAGAGGTGATTATTCGAGAATACCGAGAAGATTTGCCGATAAAACTTTAGAAAACTTCAGCTCAAACAGCGCGCAACAGGCAAAGGTTTTGGTTATCTGCCAAAAATACGTCGAAAACTTCCATGATGTGGCGAAAAAAGGAACAAGCCTTGTTTTTTGCGGAAAACCTGGGACCGGGAAAACTCATCTCGCTTATGGGATCGCTTCAGCACTGAGAAAACTTTACGTGACTGCCGTGGTCAAGACAGCAGCAGACATGACGGCTGAAGTTAAAGAGGCACACAAGAGCGAATCTTCTGATTCAACACCGACGATTGTTGTCGAACGATATTCATCATTTGGACTGCTCATTATCGACGAGGTTGGCGTACAGGTTTCTTCAGAAGCAGAGAAACGGATCTTTTTTGACATCATCAACAAGCGGTATGAAAACATGGTGCCGACGATTCTCATCTCAAACCTTGAGTTGCCAGAATTGACCAAGTTTGTTGGTGAGCGGGTAATGGACCGGATGAAGGAAAACGGCGGTGTGGTTTTCGCTTTCGATTGGGAAAGCCACCGCAGATAGGCGATTTCACCAGACTTGAGGAGGTGTGAGATGGGTTGGTCAATAGGATATGACTCAAAATGGAAAAGAGATATTGGTTACGGCGTTCCTGCCGTATGCGACCATCCCGGTTGCAACACTGGAATACACCGGGGCCTCGCTCATGTCTGCGGCGGTGAGCCATACGGCGGCGAGCATGGCTGCGGCCTGTTCTTCTGCGACAATCACCTTTACCTGCATGGCAACAGTATTTTTTCACAAAGATGTGAAAGATGCTCAAATGATAAAAGTTATTTCGATCCAAAACCAGATGTCAAAGAATGGGTCGAGTGGAAGCTAACCCATGAGTCGTGGCAGAAATGGCGAGATGAAAACCCGGAAGAGGTCGCGAAAATGAAAACCCGGCTCGAAGAGCGGAAACAGTGAGGGAAGTATGAAAAGCAAAATCAGAGTGTTTTTCTTGGCCGTAAAATACTGGCTCCAAGGCGACACATGGCGAGATGGCAAAATCTACGCCTCAGTGCTGGTTAACAGGTGGCAGAAACCGGGAAAATCCCTTCGACGTTGACCGTAGCGCGAAAACTGGCGGCATAGACGTAGGATTGGACGCATTAGGATGCATGAAAACGTTAGAGAGGCGATAAACGCATGACGGAGTTGAAACTATAACATGGCAACGGCTATGTTGAAAAAGGAGCGGTTATGGATACCAAAAAACTTGTTACCAAGAAAGAATTTACGCTGACAGATGTGGCTTGCTATCACTACCCGTGCGGCAGATGTGGAGCGGTAGAGTTTATACCTCAGGTCATTGCAAAAACATTCGGATTCTTGGCACCAAAGGACTGGTTTTGCGTAGCCGTAAACGATGAGCGCGGCTACTACTGCCCGTCTTGCGCCCGTGAAATAGGAATAGGCTGCTAGGAAGATTTTTAAAATCAAATAATGGAGCACGGTATGACTCAATTTAAAAGAGAAGCACGCTACATCGTTATAAAAATTTCCGACTTGGCAGATGGAAGGCTTACCGATGAACAAATCGACGCTTTCAATGATGTGTGTGACCAAGTTGCGAGAGCCAGAGTCGCCAAGGGGAAGCCACCGTTGCAGTGCGTTGTCGTAGAAAACGACTGGCCTGAGTATGAGCCAACCTGGGCGGCTATTGAAAGCAGGATGACCGGACGCCCTATTTGTAAATGTGGGGAAGTTATGCCGGAGATTAATGCCAGTGTAGAGGCGAAACTTGACGCTGGATATGATTGCCCTCACTCCACCAGGCCGCCTAATCCGCCGACTCCTTCAGGCTGGAAACCGCGCGGATCATGGGACCCGCCTGATCCGTCGAGGCAGTGCAGCTAAAGATAGGCGGCAAGATAATTGTTATCCATCCCGCAATTAAGCGCCACCTTGAAGAGTTGCCGGTTGTCAAGGAAAGAAAAGCCAAGGCTCAAAAAGAAAAAGAGAAGCAGCAGTGGCAATGCCGGTTTGACTTCGGCGTTCAGCCATGCAACCGACAGTCGATACTTAATCTGGCCGCTTGCTGTTAAGGCCATCACGCCAGGGAGGTAGGTATGGACGATCCGTTTATGGCAAGAAATTTTAATTTGATGGTGGTGTCTATTGCTGACGCGGCAAAGGAAGCGAGCAAAGGGCTGGTACAACTATCCAACGCAATGGGCAAGTTTGCAGCGCACGAATACCTCAAACGGCACAAGAGATTGCCGGGTAGTAATTCAACAGCCAGATTGCGGAAGAAGCGCATAGATTTCGTGGTTAGAGAGGTGTTTTGATGAGCGATTTAGCATTATCAATAAAGCAAACGCCGAAATTGGAGCGGTGGTTAGGGTATCTGGTGTTACTATGCGTCAGGCTGGCAAGGCGTTTACGATGTTAGGTCGGTCGCGGCGATGAGCGGCATTAAACTAAGGTAATCATTTCAATTAAGTAAAAGATTAAATATCGGTGAATGGAGTAAATGAGCCAATACCCACACCTCTATAACTCACCATGATGGATTATTTGTAAAAAGATTAAAATATATTCGTTTTTCTATTGTATCCGTGGCGGGTATTAGTTGGGTAAAAATAAATTAATTTAAAATAATGATAAAAAAACGGTTGTAAATCTAAAAAACATGGTGTATTATTTAATCAAGAGTAAGGGAGATTAAAACAAACTTAACGGAGGACACCATGAAATCAATCAATGAGCTCAGCGAAAACACCTTAGTAACCGATGGCCACGAATATGCGAAAGTTGCATATTGCATCCACAATAACAAATTTTACGCCAACATTGGGTCGGAGAGTGACGCGGAACAGATCGGCTACAGCGAGGAAGAAATAGAAAACGCTGAGATGGTGAGCGATCTGGATGAAGAGCATGTAAGCGAATGTTGCGGCTGAAGATAACCCCACACTCCCGGTCGCAAGGCCGGGAGCCAAGTATAGACAATATGATAAAGCCAAGTGAACAATGCAAATCTGCCGGACTCAAAAGCCTGGCAGAACTTGCCAGCATAACCGGAAAGCCGGTGCAAACTCTGATCAACTGGCACAGGGAAGAGCCACAACTGTTTGAGGTTGTGGTTTGGGGCGCTGCTGTCAAAAAGATGACCGAAAAACCTAATAGTCCACTCGTGGAGGATAAAGAGTGAGCACGCCAAAATCATTTCGAAAGCCAAACGATGGCAAGAAAATGCGAGTAGCCAAGAAAGCCACCGCGCTTCAGGCGATCGGCAGGCTCGAACACAACACCGATACCTTTATCCTTACCTACGGGCAATTCTCCCTCATCGATGCGCTCCTGGTTATCCTCGACCAAACAGGCCCGGCACATGTGGCGATCAGTGCATGGACAGCGGCACATGCTCACCTTGAGCGATCTGCTGAACTGATGGCAACGGCCGAGATACTGTCATTTCGGATGATCGTTGACCGCTCATTCCAAACACGACAACCTCAATATTACAAACAGATGGTCGAACTGTTCGGCGCTGAATCGATACGGGCTATCAGCACACACGCCAAATTTATCACGGTTCGAAACGACGAATGGAATATCGTGATGCGAACCTCGATGAATCTGAACGAGAATCCGCGGCTTGAGAACCTTGAGGTGTCGGATAACAAGGAGTTTGCCGACTTCTTTTCTCAGATCGTGGCCGATGTATTCGACGAGATCACTCCAGAGTACAACGCATGGCAGCAACCGGAACTCAACAGCATGGCCGAATCAGTATCATTCCCGCTCATCCAAGCCAATCACATCAAAAGGAGCACACTGAATGAAATCACCTACACCCATGAACTCGGAAACAATGGAGTATGTCAACCTGTCGGTTGAGGCCAGGACACCCGGCGCTGTGCGCGAGGCGATAGCAACTCAGGTTGATCGGATGCGCGAGGCCCGGCGACGGATCGAAGCCGAGGGTATCGTGGTGCGGGACATGAAGGGCTCGGTTATTCCTCATCCAGCGATTGCCATTGAAGCCGCTGCAGTCACGTTGCTGAACACGTTGATGACCAAATGGGGAGAGCGGCGAGGATGAGCAAGTTATCAAAGCTCACATCAAAGGTTGCCACGGTTAAAGTAGAGCGCTCGGTCATTGCGGCCGAACGGTTGCGAGGTAGGCCATGGGAGAGGATCAGGCAGCGGGTGCTACTGCGCGATGACTACCTGTGTGTTGAGTGCCTAAAGGTTGGCCGGGTTGAGCTGGCGCATGAGGTTGACCATATTGTACCTGTGTGTGATGGCGGTGGCAACAACATGGAGAACCTCATGTCGATGTGCACACCCTGCCACGCCGCGAAATCTGCGCGGGAAGAGAAGGAGCGGGGGGGCCGATGATGCGTGCGCATGTCGGTCATGTAATAGCGGGAAGAGCAACAAACTTGCAGGGCAACTTAGGTTGTTCTGACCCCCCTGCCATTAAATGTCTGGAGAACCATTTGCCCGGTGAC